TTAATATTGGAGAATATATTGGTGATCCAAGATTAGTACCTACTAAAGAAGAATCATACCCTCCTTTAGATGATTTAAGAGACGCTTATTTTGAAAAATATACTAGTAACTATGATGAATGGGATTACATAAGACTTATTAAGTTTTTTGATAATTCATTATTTAAAATGTTACAAGATTGGGTTCCGGCTAGAACAAGTTTAGCGGCAGGAGTTGTTGTAAAACAACATGTTTTAGAACGTAATAAATATCCTTTACCTCAACCTAATATTACTTCATCAATTGCGTTTGTAGGTAGCGGATCAACTAATATTCCTTATTTAACTGAAAATATATTAGTTACTGGTTCATCAGTACAAATGGGTTATATTGAAGGAGGTGAAGGTGGTAGTATTATAAACACAACAGAACTTTATACAACTAGTTCATTTCTTTTAGCAGCGGGTAATACTAAAATTATTAATTTATCAGGATCAGCTGTTTATAGTATAACATTTAATGCTTCCTCTTCTGGAACAGTAGACCCAGCTTCACTTATATTATATAATAATAATTCTACTATACCTTCAAGTAATCAGATATATTTAACCTCTTCAGCTACTTCATTTAATTATGTATTTTCTCAAGATTTTGAATTAAGTGGATTTTTAACAATACTTAATAATAGTGATTCTAAAAATATAACATTTTCTAATTTTTATATTACTAGACTACCTGCTTATTATACAGTAAATGTAACACCAGTAGGTGATTATGAACAATTAGTAACTAATGAATTTGATTATAATGGTGAATTAGAAGGAACAAATTTAGAAGTAACAGATGGTAATTTAAATGGTACTAATACATTTTTACAATATCCTAAAACTCCAACTAATTATTCTCCTGTATTTTACAATTCAAATACAGTATCAGTAAATACATTTTTATTAAATACAACAGTACCAGAATCAGGTCAAATATATTTATTTTATGACACAGGTTCTACTTCATCTCCAGCAGACTAATATATGGCATATACCCCCGTTTTTTCACAAGGTGTTAAATTTATTAAAATTGCTCGTATAGACGATCAAGGTAAGGATAATACTTTGTCTTTACAAGAATTAAATAGTATTAGAATTGACTATAGTGATACAGGTATAATAGAATATCCTGTCACTTCAATTTCAAAATATAATACTTATTTCTTATTTGGGATAGCACCAACTAATGCTACTTCATCAGCTGATAATCAAGTACTAAATTATAGATTTTCAGCTTCGTATACTAGAGATTTTGCAGTTGGTACAACATATATTTTAAATAATTATATACCTTATGGATCTGAAGCTTATGATAATTTAGGATATTTTGATATGAGTAATGGTAGATACACATTAGGAAATCAACCTAATATACCTATCATTATAAAAGTGTCAGCTTCTGTTACTTCATCAGCAGATGAAGTTACCTCTGTTTTACGTATAGTTTCTAATCTTAATGGAATTGTAGCTTCACAAAGTTATTTTTTCCCTACAGGAAATCCTAGAACTATAATGACATCATCATTTACAACAGTCCCAATAACTGGAGAATATTTTTATTTAACTTTTTCTCCTGGAGCTGATGCTCAATTTACAGGAAGTTATTTTGCTACTCAATCAGTACCACCTACAGCTTCTGTTTCAGATTTAGTTGTTTTACAACCATATATTGATGAAAATTTTTATGTTAGTGAATATAATGTATTAGCAGGAAATGCTGTTATACCTCGCTATAGTGAACTTTATATGGATGTAGATTATTCTACTAATATTGTACAAGCTGTAAACCAAGTACAAATCATATCAGGATCAGCAACTAGAGCAGCAGTACAAGACTCAAACTATACAACATTTGCTAACACTAGTCCAAGATATATTGGTAAAGAATTATCTTCAGCGGCTATAAATGTATGGACAGAAGGTGATATATCTTATGGTAAAGTACCTAATGTAAGTAATCCTGAAGTAAATTTTGTTTCATTTAAAAGTTTAAATGGTACTTCACCTCAATGGGGTAATAATAATGTTGATTTAACTCAAGTTAATATTGAATATATTATTGATAGTAATAATAATCTCACAAAACCTATTAATGATACTGACAATATAAATTTAAATACAATTCGCCAAACATTTCCAGAATCAACACCTTCAATAAATAATAGAACACATAATCAATCTAATGCTTCTCTTTTTTTAAATAATGTAGAAGTATCAGGATCTGATTTATCAACACTAAATGGTCAGTGGCCTCTTTTTAAAAGTGGATATAGAATTGAACCTATTTTATATACACAAACTGCTAGTTATGATGTTAGTGGTAATGTAACAGGATTTGGTTACACAACAACAATGTCATTTGTTCAAGGAGAACAAGGTCCTAATGTGACTAAAAATGATTATATGATGTATGCGGCAGGTACAGAAGATATAATAACCCCTAGCCAACCCCTTTCAGTAGGAATGGCATTACCTGCTGGACTTCATTTTACCTCTGTAAATATAGGATCTTCAGGAAGTTTACGTGATAATATTTTTATCGCTTATTCTGGTAGTATTTATAATCCTACAGGATCTTTAACTAATTTAAAAACAGAAGGATATATTTTAGATTTTCGTGTTAAATTAGTATCTAATACTATTACTGCTGTTACAGTCACTTATGCTTTACAAAAATCAATTAATGGAGGATCTAGTTGGAGTGATTTAGCGACAACTCAAGTTAATTATGCTTTTACCCCTCAAAACGTAAAGGATTTAGGAGTTAGTAGAGACGCTAATATTTTTTATCAAGAACGTAATGCCACAACTTCTTCATTATATAGAGTAGCTGTTACCAGTACTGAAGTATTTAAATATGATTCACCTCCCCAAGCCATACCTACTCAAAGTCCAGTATATTTAAATAATAATTCATATTTTTGGATAACTCAATACCCAGCTCCAAATACTGGTTTAGCAAAAGCTCCATTTTGGACAACAGGTTCATCCGCTAATATATTATTAGCTAGTACAGCATCTGAAGGTTTAAATATTTATAGAAATCAAAAACAAAAAGATATAGCAAATAGTGGATTTAAACCTATTAACTTAGATTTTGAACCTCAAATATATGATGAAATTCGATTTGAAGGATTAGAACAATTATCATTTATTATTACTACTGTTACTGAATCAGCTAATAACCAAATGATACTTAATTTAGATCAAGAAATACCAAATGGAGTTAACTTAGATCGTTTCTTATTAAGACGATATGTAGATGATCCATCAAGTATTTTACTTAATGTAAATTATCCATTGCAAGATAAAAGTGGTAGTTCTAGTAGTACAGGTAATGGTATTTTAAAACCACAATATGTTACTAAAGAAGTAGACACAATAATTCAAAATATACTAACTCAAAATTTAATATAAAATAAAATTTGTATATATTTATAACAAAAATAATAACCAATGGGATATTTAAATAATACTATAGTAACAGTTGACGCGATATTAACAACAACAGGTCGTCAGTTACTAGCTCAAAACGACGGAACGTTTAGAATCACACAATTTGCTTTAGCTGATGATGAAATTGATTATACTTTATATAATCCAAACAATCCATCAGGTTCTGCTTACTATGGTCAAGCAATTGAAAACATGCCTTTATTAGAAGCGTTTGCTGAAACTACTCAAACTATGAAATATAAGTTAGTAACTTTACCTCGTGGTACAGCTAGATTACCTATATTATCAGTACCTCCTTCAATTAGTTTACCACAAGGTGCTTCACAAGCAATTTCACCTCAAACATTAAATTATTTAGGAGCTAACACAGTTGAACCATCAGGATACACATTTACAATCTCAGATGTTAGATTATTTTCTACATTTGAAGGTGTAGGAGTTAATTCACCCGCTGTAACAGCATTAAATGTATCTAATTCAACTACAACATTAGGTACAACAATATCTCAAACAGTAGTAGGAACAGTACTTAATTTAAGAGCTACAACAGTGAACACATTATTCCAAACTTATACTCAATTACAAGCTACATTAACAATAGTAGGTAGAGATAGTGGTGCAAGACAAACAATCCCAGTAACAGTAACAAAAACAGCTTAATATATAACATATGTCTTTTAATAGATTAGATCCATCAGATTTTGTAGTAAGTTCAGACTCAATAACAGCAACGTTATGGACTGGAGCTATACCTACATTAACTACATTTTTTACTTCATCAGTTCAAGAAGCTGGTTCAAGTGGAGATTATTATTTAAATGTTTTTCAAGCTGATCCTCAAACATCATCTACTGCATCAATTCAATTTGCGGTAGCTTATGGTAACTCAGCCGGAAGCGGAAGTACATTATATAACTCAGCAGTAAATGGATTATCACCTACTTCAACAGTTTATGGTCAATACCAAAATATAGTATTAGGAGATGAAAATACAAATTTTGTATTTGGAGCATTTACTTCTTCACAATTTTGGGCTATATCATTTGAAAGAGCAAGATATAAACAATCATTATTCCCTGGTTCTTTAACATTAGAATTATCAGGTAGTTTAGGAGTTATATCTTTAACTGATAATAGTAATTATGTTGCTTCTCAAACATTTAATGAAGCTGGTAGGGTATTTCAATTAATTTCAGGTTCAGCAGGTGTTAAAGTAACTACAGCATCTACAACAACTGATGGATTTAGTTTAAACTCAGGTTCATATGGTTGGTTATTACCAGATATTGGAACTATTTTATTAAACCCAGCAGCATTAAGTGGCTCAGTAGCTTCAGGTGGTATTGGATTAAATTATAGTATAGTATCAAATTCAACAGGTAGTAATAATCAAAAATTATATAGAGCCATAAGTGGTTCAACAGCCGCTACATTTACAATTAATTCTCAAGAAACAATTACTTCAGATTTTATATTTGTAAGACCTAGAAGTGCAGAATTTAATTACTCAGAAAATCCATCATTCATTTCAGGTTCAACAGGTGAGGTATTATATCCTTCATTTATTAATAACCCACAAACTTACATTACAACAGTAGGTTTATATAACGATACTAACGAATTATTAGCGGTAGCAAAATTATCTAGACCATTATTAAAAGACTTTACAAAAGAAGCTCTTATTAGAGTAAAATTAGATTTCTAATGAATGGGCGCTTACAAACAATTTTTAGCATCTGATATCGTAGTAACTCCCTTCGAAGTGAATAAAGCATTCAACTTCGAGGGAGCAGCCGCATTAACTGCTTCTGGTGTTGGAATTGATAGATTTTTAGGAACTAATATAACAGGAGCTTTTAATCTTGCTTCTGCTCCTACAACAGGACAAGTATCAACTCAATATCAAAGTTTAGTATATAATTCAATTAAAGAATTATATTATACAAACTACTTAAGTTCAAGTTATGGTGATAATGTAAATACAGCTAGTTTAATACCTGGAGCTGATACAGCAGGAGATAGATATGTTGGTACCACACAAACACCTAACTATTTTAACTACTTACAAACTACATTAACTTACCAAAGATATTTTCCTACAGGTTCAAATGATATTATAGGTGTTATATCTATTCCTTCACGTTTATTTGGAGATTATATTCAACCTAAGTCATTTGTTTATACTACACCTAGTGGTAGCATAACAGATGATGGAGAAGGTAATATAATAGATGAAAACTTAGAAATTATAGGTAATATATTTTATTATCAAGGACTTATAACTATTACAACTTCTAATCCTATAGGATATGGATTTGTAACTTATGGTAATACACTTTATGGTGGTCAAGCAGGAGATAATACTTCAATTTTAGAATATGTTACTGGTAGCAATATAACTTGTTCATTCTCTAGTTCATATAAAATATATGAAACACAATATAAATGTACAATGAGAGAAAATGAATTTAATTTTTCTCAAAATCCAAGTTTATCCTCAGGTAGTACATTAATATCAAGTTCAATGGGTACTTTCTTTACTCCAGGACAATATTTAACAGATAACGTAACAGGTTCTTATTTTTCACCTTATGTAACAACAGTAGGTTTATATGATGAAAATCAAAACTTATTAGCAGTAGGAAAACTATCCCAACCCTTACCTGTATCACCTACTACAGATACAACAATATTAATTAATTTAGACAGATAATGTTAACATTACCAACTTGGGTTTACAATAGTAAACCCATCACTAACCTCAACGATTTTCCTAAAGATACATTTGGATTTATTTATATAGTTAAAAATACTGATACTAATAAATCTTATATAGGTAAAAAAGTATTATACCATAATAAAAAAGTAAAATTAGGTAAAAAAGAAGTAGCCGAATTAACTGGTGTTGGCCGTAAACCAACTACTAAAATAATAACCAAAGAATCAGATTGGGAAACATATTACGGCTCTAATAAAGAAGTAATGCAATTAATTAAAGACGGTAAACAAGATTTGTTCACTCGCACTATAATTAAATTAGCACCTAATAAAAAATTACTAACTTACTACGAAACACAAGCCTTATTTACATATAAAGTATTAGAACACCCAGAATCATTCTATAATGATAATATATTAGGTAAGTTCTTTACTAAGGACTTTACACTATAGTTTGGCTTTTTAACCATTCTTTCGTATAATATGAGGTATGGTAAATCAACTACTTGTAAATTTAGTAAACTCGGTTTTAGGCATTAGTAAATCTACATCAAAAGGCAACTACGCGTATCATTGTCCTTTCTGTAATCACCATAAACCTAAGTTAGAAATCAATTTTACTGAATCAGATAAAAGTGAAAATCCATGGCATTGTTGGAGTTGTAATAAAAAAGGTAAATCATTAATTAATTTATTTAAAGCAATACATGCTGATCCTGATAAGTTAGCAGAACTAAGACCATTAGTTAAATACACATCAGGCGAAAAAATAGTACAAACTGCAACTATTTTAAAATTACCTCAAGAATTTAAACCATTAACTAATATATCTGATAGTAATATTATAGGTAAACATGCTTTAAATTATATTAAAAAACGAGGTATAACAGAAGATGATATATTAAAATATAATATAGGTTATTGTGAGGGTGGTAAATTTAATAAAATGATTATTTTACCATCATATGATGCTACGGGCAAATTAAATTACTTTACTGCTCGTAACTTTGATAAAACATCAAGTCTTAAATATAAGAATCCAGATGTGTCACGTAACGTTATACCATTCGAACTGTTTATAAACTGGAATACACCGATTATACTGTGCGAAGGAATGTTTGACGCCATTGCTATTAAACGAAATGTTATACCGTTATTAGGCAAGAATATACAGTCTACGTTGATGTTAAAGCTAGTAGCATCATCTGTTAAGAAAATTTACGTAGCTTTAGATAGAGACGCATTAAGAGAAGCATTACAATTTTGTGAACAATTAATAAATGAAGGCAAAGAAGTATATTTAGTAGATTTAGATGGTAAAGATCCAAGCGAATTAGGATTTAGACATTTTACTGAATTAATACAGAACACCTATCCCCTAACCTTTTCAGGCTTGCTTGAAAAAAAATTATCATTATGATAGAAAAAAATGTAAACATTAACAAAAAACATGTTAAACGTATTTTAGAAGCGGATGTAGATTCTAAACGAGTTAATATATTAGACAGTAGATTCTATAGTAGACATGGAAATTATTATCCATCTGTTACTAATATTTTACAATTTATGCCAAAAAATAAATATTTTGAAAATTGGCTTAAAGATGTAGGACATAACGCAGATATTATTGCTCGTAGAGCAGCTGAAGAAGGTACTCAAGTACATGACGCCGCTGAAAGATATCTTAAAGGCGAAAAACTACAATGGTTTGATGAGAAAGGAACATCTATTTATTCATTAGATGTATGGAAAATGATTTTAAAATTCCATGATTTTTGGAGTACTTATAAACCAACTCTAATAGAGAGTGAAATCCATTTATTCTCAGACCAATTTATATATGCTGGTACTTGTGATTTAGTACTTGAAATTAATGGTGAAAAATGGATGGTAGATATTAAAACATCAAAATCATTACATACAAGTCAAGAATTACAATTAGCTGCTTACTCACAAGCATGGAATGAAAACTTTGAAGAGAAAATAGAACGTGCAGGTATATTGTGGTTAAAATCAGCTAAACACGGTCCTGATAAAAATAATAAAAAAATTCAAGGTAAAGGTTGGGAATTAGCAGAATCTGAGCGTAGCATTGAAGATAATTTAACATTATTTCATTCAATTCATAATCTATTTAAATTAGAAAATCCAAACCCACGTCCATCATCTGAACAGTATCCTACAGAAATTCAAATAGGAGTATAAGTATTAATATTTATATATAAACATTAAGATGATTTCTTTAATTGAGCTTTTAAAATCAATAACTTTAGAAGGTGGCAACGTATTTGGCACCACCTCACGTATTAAAAAGGAATATGTTCAACCAACTCTTAAAAAATTTACCGCTGAATTAAGTAAAATATATCCAAAAGTAAAATTTAACTTTAATACTTTAGGGTCAGCAGGCAAAAGCGAGGATTCAGGTGATATTGATTTAGGTATGAGTAGTGATCAATTTATAGATGAAAACGGTAATCCATTATTATCTAATTGGGGTATTGATAAAGTTGAATTTAATAGGTTATATGAAAAAATCAGAAAAAATGCAAAATCTGCAAAAGAAGCTCAAAGTAAATTAAGAGCTATGTTAGAATTAATAGCTATTGATATTGAAAAGAAATCAGATTATATAGATACTAATTTAAAATCAGCAAGTAATGGCTCAATATTCTGCAATTTTCCTCAATATAATGAAAAAGGAGAAATACTTAATGATAAAGCAGTACAAATAGATATTAATGTAGGTGATTTAGATTGGTTAAATTTTAGTTACTATTCTAATACTATTAACGATAATGTAAAAGGTTTACATAGAACTCAATTAATGGTAGCTATGTTTAAAGTATTAGATAAAATTTTTAGTCATGGTGTTGGTGTTAAGGATAAAAAAACAGGAGATATAGTAGCAACTAATCCTAAAGAAGCATTAGCTATATTAAATCAAGGATTTGAACTTAATTTATCTCAAGATGTATTAAATGATTATTTTGAATTAATGAAGGTTTTAAGACAAAGTGTTGAAGATAAAAAATTACCTGAAAAAACATTTAATCAAATATTAGATGTATATTTAAAAATATTAGACTCAACTAGAGCTGATATTCCTTTAGATCTTCAAGAATACTGGATTATTAATCAAAAGCGTTTAGATCTTAAAGGTAAATTACTACCAAAGGATTCTAATTTAAATAAATATAAAGTAGCATAATGTCAGGTTCAGCAGGTGGAAATAGAATATCTAGGGCAGCAGTAGAAAAAACTGTTCAAGATTATATAGACAAAGTATTATCTAAATTCCCTGGATTTAAGGATGCTAAGGCAACTGGTTCTTATAACACAGGAACTAAACAAGATTTTGGTGATATTGATTTAATTGTTCATTTAGATAGTAAAGATAAAAAATTAGTTAAACAAGATTTAGCTAAATATTTTGCTTCTCTCCCCGATTCAGTTATTGTACCTTTTAAAAGTGATAAATATAAAGGAAAAAAATCACTTAGTAGTGGTGAATTAGTAACTGTATTATATCCTATAAGTGGTGTACCTGATGAATTTGTTCAAATAGATAACATTGTTTCTATTAGTGAAGAAGAATCAACATTTAAAAATACATTCTTAGACTACCCAGCAGAAATACAAGGTTTACTTTTAGGTTTAGCTAAAGTAATTTGTTTAGAAGAAGATCCTAAAAAAATATTCGCTAGATTAGGTATTACTAATGTACCTGAACTTGAAGCGAATCAAGAATATGAATTTAATTTATCAAGTGCTGGATTAACATTACGTATAGTAACATTAGATAATTTTAAAGAACTTAATAGAACTG